GCCTGGATTGCTTTGAGAGAATGAACCTTCAGGAGCAGGGCCTTGAAGTCCTGGGGGACGACGGGCAGCCGCTGGAGCTCGAGCAGTCCCAGTGGCGTGAGGACCAGCCGCGGCCGGAGATCGCGGCGCCGGTCAAAGGGCGCCAGATGACCATTGATGAGGCCCTTCAGGGGAAACTCTTCGAGGAGGTTTAAGCATGGACAAATTAAGGGAATTTGCTGATCTATTGGAAAAGCAACAGATCGCAAAACTCCACCTGGACGGCTTGGCCTGTGAGCCCAATATCAATAATGCCAAAGTTAAGATCATTCCAGGCCGGAAATATACCAGGGTTGACGTAGGAACGAGCGGGAAATATATGGTAGTGAACGACACCGGCGAGATCTTCGGAATCAAAGCCTATGGGGTCATTCACCGCGGCCACAAATACGGAACGCTCGACACGATCAACAATTGGTATTGGGGCAGATATTCAGCAACGTTGATTTAAGGCCCCATCCCGGGGCCGATTTTTACCTCCAAGGCCCGGTGCCCATGGCCGGGCCACTTCTACTTGACAAAGGGAAGGGGAGAGACGATATTGTAAGGGAGGATAAAATGAAAAGAAAGAAACCGAAGAAACAAGAAGAGCTACCTGAAATTCACTGCCTAAAAGATATAATCCCAATTCAGAGAGAATTTAATTCCTTAGAGTCTAAGAGAATGGAAACCTTATTGAGGCGGTTTACGGGTTCTAACAAATATTTTGCAATTAAAAAGACGAGGGGAAAATGAAAAAACTAATCTTCACTCTAGGGGTGATCCTTCTTTTCGTGGCCTGTATGCCTTATCCCCAAGTCATGCGTTACACGAACCTTGAATTTATGCCTACATCCAGCGTTGAAGTCCTGCGGACGAGGCCGGCGGACCGGGAATACATAGAGATTGCTGAGGTTTCGCTTAGGCTGACGTACGACAACCGCAATAATGCGGCCCTTATCCTGAGTGAGGTCGCCCGGAACCTCGGGGCCGATGCCTTGATACTGCTGGGTGAGAAAGACAGCGGCGCGGTAATCCTGCCGATAGGCAAAGCCTACATTGCCACGAACAAGGAAAAGCTCGTCGGCGTTGCCATCAAATATCGCTCCAAGTGACGAAACTATTTGCACTAAATTTTCAACAAATTATGCCAAAAACGGCATATTACCGCACTCGGTAGCACTTGGTTTCTCGGGGGAAACGGAGGGATAAGGGATGCCGAAGAGGGGACTCGAACCTCTCATTAAAATCCAGCTATCTCATTTAAAACGCCCGCCGTACTGGAATCAAGGGCCGGAGCGTTTGATCTAATTTTTCAACAGTCTGTCTCTGTTCAGCAAGTGCGGGGTGAGTATATTTCAGGGTCGTCTTGAGGTCCGCATGGCCGAGTACAGCCTTGGCAGTAGCCAGGCCGGACGAGGCCGAGACAATCGTTGAGACCGTGTGGCGCAGCTGGTGGAAGTGGAAGTCCTGGACCCCCGATAGCTTCCGGATCTGCCTGACCGCATAGAATACGGCGTTGGGGTTACGCCAGGAGACCGGGAAAACAAACGGGCTGCGGATAGGTTGTCGACCGATGATCTCTCGGGAAGTTTTATTCAGGGTTGAAATCCTATAGGGTTGATTTGTGCGACTCGTCGACCTACGTCTGCTCTTGGTTTGGCTGATCGGCATATAGATTACATCGTCCCGAATCCACACCCGCCGGAGGTTAAGAATCTCCGACAACCGGAGCCCAGTCATAAGCCCGAAGAGGATCAGGTCATAAATCACTCGCTGGATACTGGTCTTGGCTGCCGCCTGAATTTCCATGGCCGCGGTAAGGACTGCCGAGATTTCCTCATTGGACAAAGCCCGCCGGTCGGATTCCTCAACGAAGGGTTGATAGGATCTCGCCGGGTTTTCCGTGATGTACCCGTCCTCGATGGCCTGATTAAACAAATGGCGCAATAGTTCAAAGTATCGGTTGACGGTCGAGGGCTTGAGCCCCCAGGAGAAAAGCGTCTTCTCAAGTTTCTCGATATCGGTGCGGCCGATCTCCCGGAGCCCGGGGTCTCCCCAAATCTCCATGAGTTTCCCAAGCCGCTGGTGATCCCGGTCCCATGATTTTTTACTATGATTGCGTTCAAGGTATCGCCGGCAGTAACCTATGAACCCTATCCTTTTTATAGACTCTATCGGAATATTGAAATGCCGGGCCAGGATTTCTTCTTCGACCTGCTGAAGCCGGGCGGAGAGAAGCGATTCCTGACCACGCCGAAGCCGCAGGGCCTTGTAATAAACCCGGCCCTCGATCATCCGCTTGAAATAGTAGCGGTTACGAACGATATAGACGGTCATAAAGCTCATGCCCCAGAAAGTCTCGGGCGTATTCGTTCTTGTATCTCTCCGGTTCTCTCTCGATGGCTTCGACTATCAACATTTGGGCCTCGCTAACCTCCAGGGCCTTCGCTATCAGCTCCCTCATTTTCCCCCTGGGGATAACGTGGTCATTTCTGAGCCTGCTTATGTATACCCCCCTGATTCCGGTTTCTTTCTCAAGGTCTGTGAGGCTCACCCCCCGAGCCTCCATGAGCTTGATAAGCGCCTTCCCGAAGTAGCCGCCTCGATACCTAGAATTCTTTTTAACCATATCGTCTCCTTTCCTGTACTTATAAAATAGTGCCGAAAAGTGTCATTGTCAATAACAAATATTGGCACGTCGATATATTTACAGCCCTATATACGAAATAAATCCCCCCTTGTCAATAGTGCTAATGGTTTTTGCGGGTCGCCTATTGACATTTAAGCCCATTGGCATTACTTATTAGGTATGCGGAGAAAAGATTGAAAGCAAGAATAACGGAAATCTTGAAATCGCGGGGCAAATCAAAGGGTTGGCTGAGTCAGGTAACTGGGATCAATCGTCAGCATATCGCTAGGCTCTGCAACGATAGGACTCGGGACCCCAGGCTATCGACCGCTTACCTAATCAGCAAGGCGCTTGGTTGGCCGGTCGAAGAAATCTGGCCGAAGTCGGAAGGGAAATGAAAGTCGTTTTCTGCCTGATTTGTAATGGGGCGGGGAGAATCCCGAAGCCTCCGCGAGAGAGTTATTCAAGCGATTGCGAGACGGTTATTTGTCCGGGTTGCAGGGGGACGGGCCGGATGATGTTCATGGATGATGTTCACGAAGTCCCCAAGACTACGGGCGGAAATAAATGACGATCCTAACCTTCCATGAGGCCGCTCAATTCCTTCGGGTATCGGAGCGCCATCTCCGGGAGCTCGTCAAGATTTCGGACATTCCCCACAGACAAGCGGGACGGAAGGCCAGGATCTTCTTTGTTCGTGAGCGCCTTTCCGAGTGGTGGGACAGGGCTTCGAAACCTACACCGATCAACATAAAGATCGACACATTTAAACTTCTCAAAAGGGGCGTTCCCCGCTCCTGGCAAGTTTAACAAGCGAATTTCCCCGCCCCTATTCGGGCGGGTGGATTTAAGGCAGGGGACCCCGTGAGGGTCCCCGAAAATATGGAAGGAGGAAAAAATAATGGACGACGAAAAGAAAAACAAATCGGCGATGGTCCCCGCGCAGCTCGAAGTAATCGAAACGACGGACGACCTACTGGCGATAGCACAGAGGCGCGTCGATTTTGTCGGCAAGCTCATTGACCTGGCGCTCAGGCGGACGACCTATCTGGACTGGATAGACCAGCAGGGCAAGCCGTACCTGATGCACTCCGGCGCCGAGAAGGTTGCCCGACTGTTCGGGGTCTCGATCTCGGACGTCAACAGCCGGAAGGAATGGACGGAAGACAACCTCGGCCGGTATTACATCTACGTCACGACGGGCCGGGCCTCGCTGCCGGGAAAGTTCGATTCTATCGAAGCCATGGGAACGTGCGGTCAGCGGGACCGGTTCTTCGGCTACGATTCCAAGACCAAGAGCTATAAGGACACTGCCGACATCGACGAAACGAACGTGATGAAGGCGAGCTATTCCAATTTCACGGTCAACGCGATCACGCACCTCCTGGGCTTGAGAAATCTGACCTGGGAACAGCTCGACGCCGCCAAGGTTGACATCAGGAAGATCCAGAAGGTCCGATACGAAGACCGGAAGGCAGCGGCAGCCCAGGCACCAGCGGCAGCACCAGCCCCCTCGAAGGCCCCGGCACCTGCCAAGGCCCCAGAACCCGCAAAACCGGCCGAGTCTCCGGCAGCCGAGAAAACCGTGGACCAAAAGAAAGAAGAGATTTGGGCGATCTGCCTGGAGGCCGGGGGCAACGAGGAGGAAGCCGGATACCAGCTCGCAAAGCTGTCTTACTTCGAGGACAAAGAGGGAAAGGCCCACCAACTCAACAACAAGGCCGAACTAATGAGGGGCGGAATCGGTTCGAGGTGGACCAACAAACTTCTCCACGAGGCCCACGAATTGAAGAAGGGGATCGGTCACGACGCACCGCCCGACGATGAAGTGACGTTCTGATGATCGACCTAGTAACCCGGCTGGATGAAGCCACGGCGAAGCGGATAAAACAATGGCCGCATCCGAACAACCGCGCATCGGAGGCGGGGCATCCCTGTGAAAGATTTCTTGTAGCCTCCCGCATTAAAGGAAATATGAAGGCGCTCCACGGCGTAGGACTTCAGCGAATCTTCGACGAAGGAAGATTACACGAAGCGGCCCTTCTGCGCGAGCTCGAGGACGCCGGATTCGAGATCAAGGAGCAGGAGAGGCCATTTGAATGGGCCGTATTCGAACTAAGCGGAAGAATAGACGGGCAGATCAAAGTTGAAATACCAGTTGAAGAACCTGCGGGCGATAAAGTCGTCGATTCCCTTCTTTCGTTGGGAAATATGAAGATGGTTAAGCAGGAACTTATTCCCCTCGAACTGAAAAGCTGTTCCCCGAACTCTTTCATGGCCGTAAAGAAAATGTCTGCTCTGGACTTTCTTCGAGCTAAACAATCATGGCTTAGGAAGTATCCAGGGCAAATGCTTTGTTATTTGATGATGTCTGAGAAGCAAGAGGGGATCATGCTTTTCAAAAACAAGACGACGGGGGAAAAGCATCAAGTAAACTTCGTCCTCGACGACGAGGCCCTGGACTATACCGAGTCGATCCTCCAAAAACTGACGCGGGTCAACGCCCATGTTAAGGCCGGGACGCTCCCCGATGTCGTGAAGATCGACGATTGCAAGGGCTGTCCGTTCTGCGCGACGCTCTGCTTCCCGGGCCAGGACTACGGCCCCGGATTCAACGTGATGTCTGATGCGGACCTTGAGGCGAAACTGGAACGACGGGAAGAACTGGCCGAGGCTGTGGGCGAATACGAGGACTTGGACAAGGAGATCAAGGATTCGGTCAAAGGCAAGAACCTTGTCGTGGGCCACTTCATAATCGAAAGTAAGGAAAGCGAACGGCGATCCGTCAAGGTCCCCGACGAACTCAAGAAACAATTCGAGGTCGTCACGAAGTACTGGCGCGTGACCATAGAGAGAATCTAAAATGGCGGCCGACCGTAGAAACCGCCTGCGAACCCAATCGCGGGCAACCATAAAAACCTCCTTTCAGTCCGGCATTCCCTGCGGCCGGCCGCTTTTCTTAAAAGGAGATTGAAGATGGAAAGAAAATTTTCTCTTAGAGATGAATCAAAAATAGATTATACGAGTACACGAGAAACCGGCGCTACTAGTGAAGATTTGAGAGACGGCGCAATTCTTCGTATTGCTGATTCCCTAGAGATTATAGCTAGGGAAAAACGCGATATCGTTTCCCATTATGAACATCGAATCGCCGGGTTCAAGGGCTACATCAAAAGAATGAAGAAGTGATTTGGCCGGAATAATAAATGCCGAGAGGAAGAATCCTTTTGAAGAACGTATCTGCCAGCATGAAACTTTCTTTGCTGAAGACTGATTCAGCCCGGCTACTCTATTCCTGGCTGATCCCCCACGTCGATTACAACGGTTGCTATTCGGGAGACGCCGAGGTGGTCAGGGGCAAGATATTCACTCGGCTCAAAAAAACGGCTGTGGAAGTTGAGGTTTGGCTTGCCGAATTGGAAGATAAAAAACTCATAATTCGATACGAGGCGAACGGGGATAAGTTTCTCCAGGTCGTCGGCTTCATCGAAAAACAACCGCACCTGAACCCAGACAGGGAAGCGTGTTCGCCTATTCCGCTACCGCCCGGGAAGAAGGCACCGAAGAAACCGGCCAAGCCGAAGCCGGAAAAGGGGGTCGATCCGGACGACATTGAACTCGCCAAGTTACTGTCCGCCGAGATTAAGAAAAACAATCCCATGTATTCGGAGAAGCCGGAGCAAGTAAATTCCTGGGCGGATGATATTCGACTTATGCGCGAACAGGACAACCGCGGTCCCGCAGACATTCGCAAGGTCATGCTTTGGTGTCAGGCGGATTCCTTTTGGAAGGGGAATATCCTATCCGGCGCAAACCTCAGAAAACATTTCATTCAGCTATGGGGAAAAATGAACAGCGGCGGTAAAGAAAAGACTCCCGCAGAACTTGAGGAAGAGGACGAGCGGGCATTGAAGGACCCGGGAAGATGAAGAACACCGAGCGCGTTATCCTGGCCCTCGTCATCAACGACGACAACCTAGCCCCGTTACTCCTCCAGAACTGCGACGAGAAATTTTTCGAGGGTGAAGAACACCGAGTTATCTATCGGGAATTGAAGGATTTACACGAAGGAAAGTGCGGCTGGAATTTCGTATCTTTCTACGACAATATCCAGGGCAGGGTCAAAGCTGAATACTATGCGACTTTCGCTGATGCAATCCTGGGGGTTCACGATCCACGGGGATTCCTACTCCAAAACATCCTCAAGGTGAAACAGGCCCGGGCAAAAAGGGAGATTCTTTTTTGGGCCTCGGCCTATGTGGAAAAGCCGTTCGTCGATTGGGATGAGATCACGGCGGCGGTAACGGGGCTTTCCGTCTCGGGATTGAACCGGGAGAACCCGGACATAAAACTAGCCATGGATCGGTATATCGAATGGATCAGCCGCCAGCAGACCGGGATCAGCCTTGGATTCCCGAGCCTGGACAGATTGACGGATACTTTTTGTTACGGCGAAATCCTGAGCTTTATCGGAAGAACGACAACTGGAAAAACATTCCTGGCCCTGAATGTGATCCGGCATATCCTCGAAACAACAACCGACACCATCGGTCTGTTCTCCATGGAGATGCCGAAGCAGGCGATCTTCGAGCGGCTTTTCCAGTTACACCACAACGTGAGCCGGTGGGACGTGAAGACAAAAATATACGAGAAGGAACTGCTCGACCCCTTCATGGCTAAGTACGGACAGGTAAAGATTTACGAGAAAATCTATTCGGTCTCGGAAATGGCCGCGATAGCCGAGGCGGACGGCCTGAAGATCGTGGTCGTGGACTTCCTGGGGCTTATTCGGTCGGACATCGAGGGGAACCTTTACACCCAAACGACAAGGAAGATCACGGAGCTGGCGCAGATGGCGAAGGATAAGGAAGTCCTGGTGATCGTCCTGATCCAACTATCCAGGGAGGGCGGCGACGGGTCGATCCCCGTCAGTATCACGATGTGCCGGGAGTCGGGCGCCATAGAGGAGATAAGCCATTTCATCTATGGGATCTGGCAGCCGTCCATAAACGCGAAGAAGCGGGACAAGTGGGAAGGGAAGGTCTGCGTGAAGCTCCTGAAGAACAAGCGGGGGAAGTCCGGCGGGATCCAGTGTTCGTTTGATTATGTTTCCGGAAGGATGGAAGAAATTCCAGGGGATTTGAAGGAGGAATAAAATGAAAATCGTTGAGATCATAGCAACGGACTGGGCTTTCCATTCCGATCCCTATGCTTTACCAGATACTTTTGAGCCGCTTGCCGTGAGAGCTGTCGGCTATCTGGTTGAAGACCATCCGGATTATGTCTCTATTGCGATGCAAGATTATACGCACGAAGGAAGAGCAAGGGTAAGGGATATTCTCTCGATCCCCCGGCCCTGCATCAAGGCGATCTACGAATACGACAAACCGAGTGCGGGGACGGGATTCGGGAAGATGGATCCAGTGGAACCTCTCGATTCGGTCGAGAAGGACGCGGCCAGGTTTCCAGGATGAACACGCGTCAGAAAGGTCAGGACTTCCAGCGATGGGTCAAGAAAATCCTGGAGGATTGGGGCTGGATCGTCCACAACCAGGGATTGAATCATCGCCAGATATTCGACCGGAAGACGCACGAATTGATTTACGTCTCGGCCTCCCAGGACATCTTCGGGGCAATAGACCTTATCGGCAAGAAGAAGGACCGGAAGACCCTATGGATTCAGGCGACTTGCCATTCTGGGCTCGGGGTTAAAATCAAAAAGGTTGATTTGATCCCATGGAGCGACCTTGACGGCGTTCAAATCTGGATGAAGCGAGAAGACGGCCATGTGGATATATTTCACCTTGACAACGCTTTGATACCGCCAGAATTTTTCCTTTTAGGCAAAATAATCCGCCGGAAATTTTTCGCTTCGGCGGGGAGTCAATGGGAGTTTTAAATATATTTTAGGAGGTGGCCCATGAGCCGCAAAACTCTTTTGATGGTTTTCACCATCCTCGGTGCTATCGTGGCATGGATCGGCCTGTCTCCACAGGCGAGTGCGGCAATCGTCGGTCTTGGCGCTGTCGTTGTTTATATTTCCTTTGAAGCCAAGGCCGACATCATTGCCCAGGCCGCACAGCAAGCCAAGTGGAAAGACCCGAAGTTCTGGATCACGGGTGTTTCGGCAATTCTCGCAACCCTTCAAACTTCAGGGATCGCCTTGCCGATTGATTCCAGCATCATCATTGCCGTTCTTACAGCGATTGTCGGGATTCTTTTCAAGGCAAAACCATCACCCAGGATCGGGTAAACCATGCTTGAGGGGGCATCTCGTTTGGACTTGAAAAAAACGGATGCCCCCGACCGGCACTACTCCGACAAGGGAATGAGGGAGTTCGTGGCCTCCATACTTGTCTGTAGGATCAAGGACTTCGCCGTTGATCTGAGAAAGATAAAGGACAAAAAGGTACGAAATCGGGCAAGGAATGATAAGTACCAAGCGGAAGTTTGGATCTTCTGTGAATCGAAGGACGGCATTACCTTTCCCGGATTCGAGTACCTCTGCACCTATCTCGGATACGACCCGAAGAAGGCCCGGAAGAAAATCCTGGCCTACGAAAAGGCGGTGAAGCGTGGAACTTGGAAGCGACCGAAAGAGTTTTGAGATTTACGACATCTTCCACTGTCCCCGGTGTAAAAACCATGAGATTCACCTTGACAAAAAGCTCATGGCCCAGGGTTACATCGGCACCTGCCGGGCGAGTGGACTTATGACCAAAAGTGTCCCTGAATACGGGTTGCACAGGGCCCCGGAGAGATGCCGGAACTTTGATAAT